CATTTTAACTACCGGTAGAAAAGAAAGTACTAGAACCAAAACAGAAAACCAACTATCATTATTAGGAATTGTATATGACCAATTAATTATGGGTATACCTAATGGAGACAGAATTTTAATTAACGACAAAAAAAAGAATGGAATACATAATACGTGTTATGCTATTAATTTAGTTCGTAATAAGGGGTTCGATAATATAGATATTAATAGTTCAAACATAACAATTCCTGATAAATATATTTTCATCAAAATAGAAAAACCGTGGGGTTATGAAGAATTAATTGAATGTAATGATAAATATGTAGTTAAAAAACTATTTATGAAAAAAGGTCATTCGTGTAGTATTCAATATCACGAACTAAAAACAGAAACTATTGTTGTATTGTCCGGAAGGTTATTAATTTATATTGGAAATAGTTTAGATTCTCTGACATCAATGGAATATATTTGCGGAGATACAATTACAATTAAACCGTATACTATTCATAGAATGGAATCTATTGAGGATTGTTTATATTTAGAAACATCCACAAATGAATTGTGGGATGTTATAAGATTACAAGATAATTATAATCGTGTATAATAAGAATTTAAGTTTTACACCTTTTCACATTTCAAACGCTGGTTATATTTTATCATAAAATAAATATTTTTTATAAAAGTAAATATTAAAACTATAACCCACCAACTTATTGCGACCAATTGCATTACTACGACCCAACCACTCATTGCGAATGATTGTGTCATTGCCATTAAACTGCCTGAAATAATTCCAGTTCCTTGCATCGTTGCGAATAAACCACCAGCAATTGGTCCAATACTTGAAAGACCGATTAACCCAAAAATAAATGGTAAAAATAACATAATACCGCTAACTATTGATATAAAACCCCATTTAATTATTTTTCTAATAATAAACATATATTACGTAATTTACACGACAATCTTTAAATAAATATGTAATATAATAAAATCGGCGTTTGAAATGTTAAAAGGTGTAAATTAAATTATATTGAAACCATTAAATTATAACCTCTTTTACATATTTTATTATGTATATCAATTCCAATAATTGTTTCTTCCTTATAATTTAATTTTTCAAATTCTACTTTAAATTTTTTTTGTATTCCTAAACACTTTTTATTATTTATTTTACACCATGTTTCATATATATTATATATATCTTTTAAAGTAAATCTTAAATTATGTTTATTTGTTTTCTTACAACACATATTTGTAAATAATAGTACATTATTAATAGTTGGTACATTATCAATAGTTGGTACATTATTATTACTAATTAGTACGTCTGAACTATTGCGTATAATATTAGAACTTATTTCAGGTCTATCTTTATCAAATAAATATAACCAGTTATTAGGTGTTAACCAATAATATACATTTGGCAATCCACCACCTTCTATAAAAGTATTACCTTCATTTACATATCCATAATTATTTTTCTTTTTATATTCTTCTTTGAGAACTGAATATGATACTATATCAGCATTAACAATATATGGTATTTTATTGATATCATTTGTTATTGCAGGTAAATTAATTTTAGTATCATGTTTTTTAAATATTTTAAGTATATATCTAACATCTCCATTTTCTTTATAACCAACTAATAATTGTGTTAAATATTTTTTAGTTGTATTTTCTAATAATCGTTTATGTTTATTAAAATGGTCTATATTTATTTGGTGTGCATAATTTAATATAAATTTTTTATAAAGTTCATCATAATCCCACTTTTTTTTTGATTCAGTAGTTAATGAACAAATTTCATATTTAGTATCGGGATCGGCTTTTATAGTAGGGTTATGTGCTTTTTTACCATACTGTTTATATAAAATATTTACTTCTTCAATTGTTAAATCTGACTTTATTTCTATTTCCCATTCACTACCATATATATTAATAAAAATAGTTTTATTCATTTCTTTGATTTCATTAACACAATTATAATCAGGTAGACCATAATTTTTACACCACTCTATAATTTCATCATCATTCATATTATTAATATTCATTAATTTATAGCCATTATTTTCCTTATCAAAAAAATTACGAAGTTTTAAATTTTTACGTTTTTTTGATACATCAATATATTTCATATATTTTATAAATTCAAATTCACCTTTAGTATCAATTATATTTTCAATTAAATTTTTTATATCTTCCCATTCATAACATTCCATTATATTTTTTTCTATTTCTTTAATAAATAGAACATAAAAGTTTTGTATAATATCTTTTAATTTTGATGTAGTCCATAATGTAAGTTTCATTGTTCCATTTTTTAATTCATTATCATTATATTTACCTTGTAATCTTAATCTTTGTGATATATCAGTACAATTAAAAGATGCGTGAGATATAAAATATTGATCTGTTAAATGAAATGAATAATTATCATAATCATCACTAGTAAAAGAATAACCCCTTTCACCATATTTACCTGTTATTGTTATAACAGTTTTATATTTTATATTAATTTTACTTTTTTCAAATAATATTCTTAATAATTTATAAACTAATTTTATATTTAAAATTTTTGTATTTATATCAAAATAACAATAGTTATTAGGGACCGTTTCACTTTTTTCAGTGTATATTGCGGTCCCATATACACCACCTATCTGCCATAATCTTGGACCAGTTGTAGAATGTTGTGCATCCCATAACGACCAATCATTTATTTCTTTTTCATACTCTTTTGATAAATATAATCTCAAACAATTACCATGAAATATTACAATAAATAAATTAGAAAAATCTTTTAATAATACATTTACTAAACTAAATTGATTAATTCTTATTTTTTCTTCAGATATTAATAATGAATTATATTTAATTAATGGTCTATTAAGTATTTCTTTAATAATATGTTTTATATTTTTATTATAATCTTCAATAATATTATAATGTATTTTTATTTTTTTATGATTTTTAATATCCTGACAATCCCACCATGTATTAACTTTTGATGTATTATAATTAATGCTATTATTAAATAATCCATAATAATTATCAGACCTATTCATTTTATGAACTTTAGATACTTTAATTTGTATATCAGTATTTTCACTTAATCTTGTTGTTATATTATATAATAAAGAATGAGCTGTTCCGGTAATATGTAAAGCATATTTTACTTTTTTATAAATTTTAGCAAGTAATATTTCACATGCTGTTGAATCCTTTACATCATTAGAATCACTACAATCATTTGAAGATGTAGGTGCCATTAAATCACTTTCATCAACTAATACTGTCATATCAATTAATTCATTATTATATAATATATATTCACTAAATTTTGAATTAATTTTTGCTAATTGTGTATGGTTCATTAGACAACAAAATATATCATTTGAATTTATTGCTTCTTTATTACTTAGTTTATTGAGTGTATCATTTGTGCCAATATCTTTTAATTCGGGTAGTTTATACTCTTTATAATAATCAACATTAGTCTCTTTATAATATTCTTGTAATTCACCATTAAACTCTTCAAATAAATTTCTAATAAATTGACCATTAAAATTATAATTTTCAGTACCACGTATATCTTCATGTAACTGTTTCTGGTCTATTGCTAAATTTCTAAAAATATATAATACAGGTCGTTTTAATATATAAACTGAAATCCACATTATTACACATGCCTGAACTCTTTTACCCAGTTGTATATCTCCCCATAATAATTCTATTATTGATTTTTCATTTTCATCTAAATTAAGTGCTTTTAATAAATTTTCTTCAAAATAAGGTGATTTAATATCTGTTGGAATATTTTTTAATTTTATTGGTTTATTTCCCCAATTATGTCTTTCTAAACTTTCACCATTAATATATTTACATTTATTTAACATATGATTTATAATTTTTTCTAGAGGTCTCCTAAATATATTATTACTTTTTTTATAAAAAGTTTCTATTTTATCATATAACATTATATAATAAACGTAGTCATAATTTAAATCATTATTATTATTATAAATACACTAAATAATACAATT